CTGATGGATGTTACCACTAATCTCATCTCCATTTGCCCACACGATACAGTTCTCACTGCCGTGTGTCTCGCCGATAGAAATAATCTTATCAAGGTATCTGCACATCATATCACGGCAGATGTCGGAGTTATATGTATTCCAGTAATTCTGAACATTTGCTCCATAATGGATATCGTTCAGACTCACCAGTAGATCATTGTCCGAGGGTTCGATTTCTGTCCTCTGATAGTTAAGCTGAGGAAGATTGCCGGACTGGATAGCTTCGTACAGGATCTCATTCAACTCTTCCTGACGAGAGCGATCTCTGATCACTTTGGTCAGCGCATTACGCTGGTCATAAAACTTTTGACGCTCCTTTTTGGACTCAATCATCTTTGCGTCCAGCTCGCTCAAAATATCGTCGGATGTAATTTGCTTTACAGCTTGTTCGTCCAACAACTCCAGAGTTCGTCTGCTGCCATACATCATTCTTCGGGCGACATCAGAACTATACTCTTTACCATATACATAAGGTGCAAGTTCGGAATAGTCCTCATCGGCAAGCGTCCCATCAACCAACTTACCAAAGATCAGACGCTTGTGATACGCCAACTCTGTTTCGTTTGGCTGCTTTGAAAGCTTGTCCATGTGTTAACCTCCTTACTTAACTTCTGTTTTGTCAGTGCGAAGTTCCTTCAGAAGGCGCATGGCGTTTTTGTTCTCTTCCATATAATACTTATGGCGCTTGGACTTCTGTCTAACCGTTCTGCGAATGTGAACATTCGGCATACGCTCCGCAATAATCTCTTTTTCCTGACTGGTGATAGTAATCACAATAAACTCCCTTTCGGTCTGAATTTCGCTTCATAAAAAAGCGTTGACATATTTTATATACATTTTAGATATACTGCACCCCATGCCGTAAAGCCCGTAAACACAGGCTTTACAGACATGGTTAAAACGAAAGTTTTTTGAAATGGCTACTTATTTATATTGCAGCCTATTCTTGAAGTTATCACGCGCTTTCTGGCGGTGGATGTCCGCAGCACAGTCGCTGCAATACTTGTGGTTCTTTCCTGTGCGCTTGATCACGATACCACACGAAGCACACTCGAAATATGGCTCTCCACAATACCGCATATACTGATACCCAAGATTACGGTAGTCAGTGATAACAAGCACGGGATCGCCAGTATTATCAATACAGGAAACATTGATGTTAATGTTATCCACTTTTCTGCTAAAGCGGATCAATCCTGCTTCGCGTAAATCATTAAGCATCAGAGACTGGCGCTTAATGGGGGTAACCACATTTGCCATCTTAAAGATTTCCTTGTCTGGACGATTGACCCAGTTGTTGTTCTTATCGCTGACCGCGTTACAGAACTTGGCAAGACAGATGAGTGTAAACATCAATCGCTTCATCTGTTTTCCCGACAGGCCATCGCAAACATCCAATTCGCTTTGTGTGATAGGAATACCGTCGAGTTCAATCAGTGGAAACTTCTCAGCATCCTTGATCTGTCTGTCGATGGCATCCTGCCACTTCACAATATTGATTGTAGGGTCGCATTTCAGCATGAACGACTCCAACATACTGTGGATCTCAGACTTCTTGTAACCCTCTGCCCGATAATATTTTGCAACCCGACCAAGCGTCTCCAAAGGCTTCGTGTCGAGTACGCATCTCTGCAGCGCTTCTATGGCGCATTCTCTCTCATTCAACACAATGCTCATCTGCATCTCCTCCAATCTGCTTTATTGAGAAAGAGAACCGTTCTCCGCCAAACTCCACATCGCCCTCGGCGTTGAGTACAGGGTAGGAAATATACCTGTCGTTTCGGTTCAGCAGATTCTCAATGATCTCCTCGCTCGCGATATCCCAAACGAACTGTTTGGAACCCTCTTTCTGGTAACAGATGTCGAGCAGAATATCGCACAGTTGCAGATTGTTGGAGCATACGCTCTGACACTCGCTCTTAAATTCCTGGATCATTACGCTCTTCTGGTTAGCGTTTTCATCGTCGTCAACACGCTCTTTCTTTGCATACTGCATATAGTCCTGTGCGCGACGATTATAAGCGTTGTAAAGCTGCAGCACAGCATTGTACTGCGTGGTTGTATAATCTTGCCCACTCTTCATAATGCGGTAGTCAAACTCAAAGTCACCGCTATGACGGGCTATGTATCCGTCGAACTCCTGCTCGAAGCGTCTGCAAATTCGGTTCATTACGCAGTCGTGTACACCAACAGGCATCTTTGCGTGGTAGTAACGAATGAAGTTGCGCTCGTCATCAGTGAGTTCGTCCGTAGGTTTCTCCAACAGTTCATCAATCGTCAGGCGGAACTCGCGAATAGCCTTTTTGTTAGTGTTGGAGATATATGTATTGTACTGCTTCATCATCGTAGGATAGATGTACCGCATGAAGTACGGCTTCTTATCGGCGATGACCCGCAGATTAAACTGTCGCTGTGCTTCATCCTCAATATCACAGCTACGGTTAGAGTTCCTGTCATACCATTCTTTCGGCATAGGCTTTGCAATAATGCCCTTAGCCTTATCAATGGCGTTCTGCTGGAAAAGCTGACCACACTTAATGCGGTAGTCCAGCACTTCGTATTCCTCAGACCCTTTTTCAAACTGGGCGATCACATCGAACATGGAAGTAATACGATTGGTGATCTTGCCAATATCATCACCAAAACTATCGATGTTGGACTGGATCATATCCTGCTCAGTAGGCACACGCTTCTTGGCCTTGCGCTGTACGCACATGATAGCCGGCAGCTCAACGAGATTCTCAACGAGGATCTTATTGTCAGTCAGCATCACCAAATCACCGTCAAAGTCACAACCATTCAGTGCCTGCGATGATGTGTCCCAAGCGTTAAGGATGGTGCAGGTAGTCATATATTGATACCACTTCTGGACACCCTCGCCGGACGCAACACGCATCAGTCGAATGTTGTTGTGGCAGGTCATCGGTGCCCGGAAGCAAGCCAATCTCCCAGAACCACTGTCAAGCCAATACTTGTTATAGATTTCGCCGGCCTTCAGCAAACCTGTTACCTCAAGCCCAAACATACTCTGACACAGAGCATAAGGGTCGCCAGAAATGATGGAGTAGTTGCCGTGTACTTTAATAACGCCGATCTTAGCGTCTGTAATACGCTTCTTGATTAGGGCGAATATCTTCTTCCTGACGAACGGATCTTCCATCATCCTGCGGTCTACCATGATCGCCTTGGCAAAATCAGCGTCCACATAGTCGATGTTTTCATCGGAAAGCCCAACACCCTTTAAGAACAGAACCGACTTGCGCCAGTCAAGGCTTAGGATGTCGTGGATCTCGTTGATGGTGGGGGCAATCAGTTCCTCAACCTGCTCGTCTGTCAGCTCATAGCTTTGGATAAACTGATAGTTCAGATTGCGCTCGCGCTCCAATCTCTTAGGGCAAGTCTTGGCAATACCGAATGTGTACTCGTTCTCCGCGCAGTTTCTCAGATAATCCTCGCAACTGTCGTAGGAGTCCCAAAGCTTAAGCATAGATGTCGTAAGGATCAGTTCTACATTGGTCAGATCAACATCGTTGCCCCAAGCATCCTTGATGATGCGGGTGCCTGCCACCTCATCCGCAAAAGCAAGGAAGTCGAATGTAAAGACCATGCCTTTCTCCCACGAGAAACGGGTGTTTACACCGCTGACCATATAATCGAGCTTCAGTTCTTCAGACCACTTTCTCGCCAAAGACGGGAGCATCAGTCCGTATCCGTCGGAAGCGTTGAGTTCAATATCGACATCAGGGGTAAACTGCATCACAGGCTCGCCGGCGGTCTCGTCATTCAGGTTGACCACATCAGACTTGAAGTGCGTAATACAGTCATTCACAACTGCGATACCTGTCGGCATAGACACCGGGGTAGATCCGCTGCACACAAGAGCCTGATATGCTTCCAGTTTGGCGGGGACAAGCTCCATATCCTTATTGCGCCCATTGTCGATCCGACGCCTCAGCTCCGGCGCAAGCCGCTCACTGACGAACACGATGGTGGAGTTTTTGATGCCACCGTTGGTTCCGAGCAGCCGCACATACTTCAGACCGTTGATCTTGAAGCCACGGCAAGCACGCCAGTAATCCTTTTCCTTATCAATAATCAGACACATATAGTCTGGTTTATACTGGATTTCATCCAGTTTTTCGTATAATTTCTTGATTTTTCTGCGATTTTGCAAGGAATTTGGCTCTTTTCTGAGCATTTTTATCTCATTTTTGATACCTTTTGCAATCGCATCTCCGTTTTCAATACCGTTCAGCTTATCTATGAAGCGCAGCATCTGGCTATCGCTAAGAGAAATGACCTCGTCGTTT